GATTCAAACCAAGCTAACTATGACGGTACAGGAACAGAAGTTTCTGATTTCTTAGGTTATACACAAGTTTATAAAACGAGATATACCGCACAGGTCACACTTAAAGACGGTGGTCTTATAAAAACTACCAGTGAGTCTACAGCTTTAGCTAAGTATGTAGATATAAGTATTGAAGGTATTTCTTATAGAGTTAAAGTTAAAGCAGTTGAACCTGTTGAGACTTATGAAGGTGTGTCTAGTATAGCTTTCTATCGTAGCCCTAAGAATCCTGATAAAGGTAAGCTTTCTATGGCTACTATTATACAAGCTTTGTTTGCTTCTGTGAATAGTAATTTAGCTAATGTAACAGCTGAAGTAATTGGTAGTGGTCTATATCTTTATGGTAGTGCTGCTCCAACAGTAAACTTCTTAGGAGGTGCTGTAAATGAAAACATGAATATTATAGGTAATACTGCTCAAGATGTTAGTAGATTACCAGCTCAATGTAAACATGGCTATATAGCACAGATTGCAAACGCTGATAACTTAGAAGCTGATAATTATTATGTAACATTTGTAGCTGATAATGGTACACAAGGTAGTGGTAGTTGGGAAGAGTGTGCTAGACCACATAACTTCTCATCAGGTAGTGACCCTATGGTTAAAGGTTTAGATCCTGATAAAATGCCACATGCTTTGGTCAATAACCGTAATGGTACCTTTACTTTTAAAAGGTTAGATGAAACCACAGCTAACGCTGATAATAATGATAACTACTGGAAATATAGAGAAGTGGGTGATGATGTAACTAACCCATTCCCTAGTTTTAATGGTCTAGAAATTTCCAAAATATTTTTCCACAGAAATAGACTTGGTTTAATAGCAAATGAGCAAGTAGTTATGAGCCGTCCTGGGGATTACTTTAATTTCTTTATTGTCTCTGCTATTTCTTCAAGTGATGATAACCCTGTAGATATTACAGTATCGGATATTAAACCTGCATTTGTTAATCATGTACTCCCTATACAAAAAGGGGTGATGATGTTCAGTGATAACGGGCAATTCCTATTATTTACTGAGTCAGATATTTTTAGCCCTAAAACAGCTAGATTAAAAAAGATAGCTAGTTATGAATGTGATGCTTCTTTACAACCTCAAGATATGGGTACATCAGTTATATTTACTTCTAATGTATCTGCTTATACTAGAGCATACGAAGCTACAATACTTGATGATGATGTACCACCGAAAATACTAGAACAAACTAGAGTTGTTCCAGAGTATATACCAAAAGATGTTTCAATGTCCACTGTCTCAACCGCATTAGGTATTGTTACATTTGCTAAGAAAAATTCAACCGAACTTTACCATTATAAATATTTTGATTCAGGAGACAGAAGGGATCAATCTGCTTGGTATAGTTGGGGTTTGACAGGTACACTTCAATATATGCTTTATACTGGTGGTAGCTTCTATACTGTAGTTAAACAAGGTAGTAACTTTGTACTACTTAGACATGAGTATGTAACAGATGCCACAGCTAGCAGTAGTTATACTGTAGGTGGTAGTGAGACTAATGTTGGTTCACCATTATATACAGCCAGATGGTTTGAAGTTTGTCTTGATAATATGGTAATACCATCTAACATAGCATATACAGCTCAGACTACATCAGATCCTGAAAAAACAGTATTGACAATACCTTACACACCAACAGGTGCTACTAATTTTTATGCAGTTGGGATGAATGGTACACAAGCAGGTACAGTAGTTAAAGCTGATACTGTAGGTACCAACAGTGCTACCTTTAATAATATCAATATGACTGGGTGGGAAGTAGCTGTAGGATATGCTTACACAACTACTATAGAATTACCTAATTATTATTTAGCACTTGAACCTAACAAATATGACACAAATGCTGCTTTAAGGGTATCTGGAATCAACTTTGACTTAGGTGTTTCAGGTCCAATGCAGTTTCATTTGACAGCTCAGAATTCTTATGTCGATGCTAGCGGTACAGTTACTAAAGAGTTTAATGATTTCATTCAATATGAATCAGGTATGAAGACTGGAATAGCTAACTTTGGTGAACCACCTTCACAATTAAACAAATCAGTGAGAGTACCTATACAAAAGAAGAATGATAAATATAACTTACAGATAAAAATACCCGACCCATTTTCCACCGCTTTGATCTCAGCTAGCTGGGACGGCATTTATAACCCAAGAAGACATGTACGAAAGTAAGTATATCCAACCCTGCACTCCAGAGTTAGCTCTAAGTGTGGGGTTGAACTTACGTTATGAAGATAAACGTGAGACAGTTGAGACAAGTGGTTTATCTGCTGCAGCAAGTGTAGTAGAATCATACTATAATTCAGCATTTAATCAGTGTGTATTTTTTAAGGTTCCCAACGGCAAGGCTGCTGGAGTGGCAGGAGTAACCCCTCAAAATGCTATATGGATGTTATGTACAGACGCTACAAGTGAGTATCCACATACATTTATGAGAGAAGCTAAACGCTGGGTAGAATCTTTACCCAATCCTTACTTAATGAATTATGCAGATATGAGGAATGAAAACCATATTAAATTGTTGAAGTATCTCGGTTTTAAATTTATACGTTATTTTGTCTACAAAAAAGTCCCTCTTATAGAGTTTATAAAAATATGTGCAACCCACTAGCAGTTGGGATCGCAATGGGTGGTGCTCAAGCTATCGTAGGCATACAAGAACAGAATAGACAACATCGTGCTCAAGTCGATGCTGTCAACCGTTCTAATGCAATGGCTAGGCAGAAATACCTAAATGATATACAGATCTCTGCTTACAATGACCAACGTAAATTAGATGTATTTGAAGCTCAGTTAGCAGCTGATTCAACTTCTCAACAGAATTATTACAAACAGCTAGAAATCAACCAGATTGAAGCTAATAGAGCAGTAGCAGCTGCAAACCAAGAATTGCAAGAAAAGATTACTGAACAAATGTTTGAAAGCCAAGCAAACATAGCTAAAGCTATACAAGCTCAAGGTACTGTACTTGCTGGACAACAGTCAGGACAATCTATGTTACTCTCATTACAAGATGCTGAGAGGACATATGGGTTTGAACAAGCTCAAATTGATGCTACCATATTTGATGCCTCAAGAGCTTATGGAATCAATCGCTACGGCATTGATTTAGATAAGTACTCAGCTGATACACAAGCAAATAATAGTATTGAAACATCAGCAATGATGGGACCGACTGCATCCTTTAAAACTATACGACCAATTAAACAAAACCCTCCTCCTAAACCTTCAATCCTTGGACCTATACTAGCAGGTGCTACAACCGCAATAGGTAGTGCATCCTCGTTAGGTGGTGATAACTACTTTGGTAGAGGATTTAATAATAATGACTGGGGTTGGTCAACTGGTTAAACTTAATAAAAAATTAACATGCCTTATCAAAGAAGTACACAAGCTAGTGGCTTCCGTACACGTACTGTTCAAGATGATTCCAAAAAGCTACGGCAATATGCAAAGGAATTAGACAACAGACGTAAGGAAGACGTAAAAAGCTATGAGCGTCAAGATGCTCTATGGGAAAAAGAGACTACTCGGATAGATACTCTTGCTGCCGCTAAAGATAAATATGAAATACAAAACCTTTCTCAATTCAGTAAAACTTTAAATAACTTTTTAAAAACTGCAGCTGAAGATGTTATAAAACCTATCAGCCAAGAGCAAGTTAAATCAGGTATTGTTGACGGTGTTAAAGCACGTCAAGGTGATGAAGAAGCTCAGAAACGTATTGCATTAAGTGAAGCACAAGCTGAAGAAATTGATGCAGCGGTAGAAGCCCAAAGGGCAAAAGTTTTAGAATTTGCTAAGGATAAGGATGAAGAATGGGATTCAACTGGTTATAGAGCTAGTTTAGAAGAGAAGTATAGATTACTTAATTTGAAAAAATTAGGTGGCAACCATGCTTATGGTATGCGGATTGGCATGTTAATGGAATCTGCTAGTGGTTGGGATGCTTATCGGGATAGTATATTAATAGATAATATTGATGATCCTATTACTCAAGAGATAGTTAAGTTTGGTGAGAAAGATCTTAAAGTTGGTAACTATAGGAGTTATAATTCAGAAGAGAAAAAAGCTATACTCAGTTTTGTACAAGAGAAATACATCCTTGAAAAATCTGGTGATATAAATAGAGGTTTAGTACAAAAGCATTTAATTTCACCTATACTTGAAAAAACAGCTACTTTCCAGAATAAAGAATACGAACGTGAGTTAGCTAACTGGGGATCGACAGAAGAGACTAAGTTAGAAACTAGCTTTTCAGCTGCTCTCAAAGGTATAGATACTGATGTTACTAGAGTGAAATCAGTTATAGAAGAAGTATCTAGGATTTATCCTCAGATTGCTAAGGCAAGAAATCTTCAAGGTAGTGAACGTGCTAATACTAAAGCTTTTATAATGAAATTAATAACTGATAAAGCTTCAGAATTAAAAGTTGGTGCTCTAGCTAATGTAGATGACCAAGAAGATTTTATTGAATTTGCTAAAAATGTACCAATATTTATTGAAGGTATTACACCTGCAGAAGGTACACCATTATTTAATATATGGCCAGCAGACTTAAATGAAAATAGTTTAAGATTAGATTTATTAGCAGCATCTAGTGCTAAAATTCAGAAACACAATGCAGCAATGAAGTTGCAAGCTGAGAATGAAATGCAGAAGTATTATAATGCTTATACTGTAGATGGAGAAGTAGCTAACTATGACGCTGGTGAAAAGATTGTATTAGAAGAGTATGGTTCATATATTTCAGATGCAGATAGAGCTAGATGGAAAGGTAGATTTGAAATAGCTCCTATGCCTATAGCTCAGGCTGAAAAGTATATGGCTGAAGATCTTTTTCAAGATAAAGATACAGTACTATTTGTCGGAGATCCACAGCTTTCTAAAGTACCTCAAAAAGTAATACAACAGTACATAGATGCAGGTAAAATCCTGACTCAAAAATACCAATTCCCTACAGATGAGGCAGTACATGAAGCAGAAGTTAAGACTATTGTTGGTGCTGCGAAAACTTATCTTACAGAATTTACAGGTGGTAAAGCAGAAGATGGGGTTAAATTTGATGATAAACATCCTCAGATTATAGCCTTAGAAAAACATGCTAGAAGTAGAATACATAAACTAGCTTGGAAAATCTTTGACGAAAAAAAAGGTGAAGATGGGGGTATTACATTTGCAGAAGCTTTGAAAGAAGCATCAGTGAATGTTATGACTGATCTAAAATCTAATGCAGATATCTACATGGTAGATGATAAAACAGGTTTCACGTCTGGAGTATTAAACCCTGCAAATAGAATAACCAAATTCCCTTATGAAGAAAGGACGAAGTATTCTAAGCAAGTAGCAATAAAAGCTATTGAATTGTCTAGGGAAAAGGGTGTTAATATTTTCAACTCTCCTGAAGTCCCTGTTATTGTAGATAAACCTGAATATTACCAACTATTAAATAATGGTGATTTACAGGAGATTTGGCATGATTTAGAAACTCAAACAGGTATTCCTAGAGAGATCCTTTATAACTGGCAAGCTGCAAAACTTGACCCTGCTTATAAAATCCAACCTAAAAGATGGTCTAAAGATGTCCAAGATAAACTAAACAAATGGAAAACAAGTAACGCAACTGATTGGGCTAACTTAAATAGTGGTGACTCAGCCCGTATGGGTAGAGCCTTGAATAAGTTAAATGTAGTTGACGTAGAAGGTGTAGCAAGAGCTGTGCTTAATATGGATACAGGTTATTTACCAGTTAGTTCATCTGAGTATAAAGACTTACTAAGTAGTTTAGGGTTAGATAGTTCATTAAGTTATGAAGAATTTTTATCCAAACCTGAACTTGTTTCTGAAGCTTTTAAATTAAAAACAGCTAACTTAATAGATGAAGTTGAAACCATGACAAGCAATCCTAGAGATGGTATTAGAATGGTTTTGGCAGGTTTAAAATTTAATGATGTTAATCAGTATAATACAGATGCAGTTAATTCGCTTTATACTGTTTACCAAACTGATGATATAGAATTATTATCAAAGGTTAATAGTAAATTTAATATGAATCCTTATAAGACAAATATTAAATATGATACTGATAGAGTAGACTTCTACCAAGGCGATATTGAAGTAAACACGTTAAATACAATAGAAGATATTGACCAAGCATTAGTAGCTTTAGACGGTGAAATACCAGATAAAGTTATTGTAGTTGAAAAAGATCAAAGAGTATCAGCTGGACCATTCTCTCAGCAACTTGCTGAATGGGCTGGTTTCGATAAGAAAACTATAGTGAATCCTAAATATACTCAATATACAAACCGTAAACAATCTCTTAATGATCGGAAACTAATACTAGAAAAACTTGCTACTAACACCTTAATCACCCGTGAAGATCGTAATTATAGTCTTAAATATCGGAGGAGTAATAAAACTGAAGCAGCTTTAAATAGGATTTTTGGGGATCGTTTACCAGCTATTATTGAAAAAGCTAAAAGCATGGACGGTGATCCTTACAATAATTATATGAAATTAATTATGACAGAACCAGAGTTTGAAGACTTTGTGTTCCCAGGAATTAATGTAACTGATGCAGCAGATGCTTTAACATCACCAGTAGATCAATACACAAATCAAGGTGTAAGAGGTAATATTGGTCCTGCCGACTTGACTCCAGTGGAAGGGTTTGGTGGTAATGAGGTTATGATCCGTAATGATGTGAAAGATCCATTACAGAAAATGATCAATGCTGCAACTAGAGATGGTATCCAATTACATTTGACTGATGGATATAGAACTATAGCAGATCAAACAAGAATAAAAGCTGAGTATGAAGAAAAAGGTGAGGGTCATTTGGCAGCTGAACCAGGATCTTCAGACCATGAAGTTGGTATAGCTGTTGATTTCAACCTTTATGGTAGTGTCCCTGAGACTTTCCCTGAAAAGGTTATACGGAAAATGATGGATAGATTAGGTAACGATAGTAGGGAGGTAGCTATAGACCAACTTAGAAAAGAACATAGAGAGAAAACTCATAATTGGTTAATTAAAAATCACAAACAATTCGGCTTTGAACCTTACGAACCAGATCTTGAATCTGGTGATGATGAGTCATGGCATTGGGTTTACACAGGAGTTAAGAACTAATGGATGAAACATTTGAATACGAAAAAAAAGAACAACCTGAAGCTCCCCAAATGCCTGTCGAATCTGATGGTACTTGGAGAAACCCAGGAAAGACTATTGATGAGTTTCTTGAAAGTAAGTACTCAGGTGAGGTAGCAGATGACATTGCTAAATCAGAAGCTTTAGACGCACAGGAAGAAAAGTTTGCAGCTTTACAAGAACAACAGGCTAAAGACCAAGGATTTTTACCAGATAATCCTATTGAGTTAGTAAAAGAAACTACAAAAGCTGCTTATGGCGGTGCTACTGATGCAATAGAAAGCGTAGGTAGTACATTAGATCTAGCTGGTGACACTGTTAAAACAATGTTACATAACGCTAGAGGTATCCCTTTAAGTGCAGAGGAAGGTAACGTAGGGTTAGAGGGTTATAAACCTGAGCCTGTACGTTACTTAGATGTCCCTAGAAGGTATGAAGTAGAGAATGAATCTGGTCTAGGTAATCTAGCTAGAGGTATGGTTGAGTTTGGTCTATTGATCAAAGCTACAGCTATGACAGGAGGTACATTAGCCCCAGGATTATTAGGAAGTGGTACTAGAGCGATGGCTTTAAACAGAGCTGTAGGATCTAAACTACTTAAAGGTGCAACAGCAAGTAAGTTTGCACCTCTCAGGGGTTTTGCTCGTTCTGGTCCAGGAACTAAGTTTATTAAATTTATACCTACAGGTGCTCGTATAGGTGCTGAAGGTTCTATAGCGGATGCTATATCTTCAAGTTCTGATTATGCTAACTTAGCTAATTTAGTAGAAGAATATGCTCCTTGGTTCCCATTTGCTGAATGGCTTTCTATAGATCCTGATAAAGATAATCCTTATACAGCTAGATTAAAAACAGTTTTAGCTGGCGGTGGTGCTAATTTAGTATTTGCTGGTTTATTAGGGTTTGCTCGTGGTAGATTTGCTGCATTAAAAGCAAGAAAAGACGGTGCTACTCTAGAGGAATCTAACCGAATAGGTAATATAGCTAAAGATGAGACTATTAAACAGGAGATAAGACAAGAATTAGAGACACGTAACACGTTAAAAGATCAAGATATTGAAGATGGTAAAGGTATTTCAAGTGATGCACGTAAAGACTGGACTTTAAAGCACTTACCTGAAGAAGATAGGACTTTATACCAGTGGCTTACTGAAGGTAATTTACCTGATACACGAGGTAATTCTATTTATTTCCACGGTTCAGCTAAAGGTTTAAAAGGGGATTTCCCTTATATACCTACAGGTGAATATAGATGGACAGATGAGAACCTTTTTGGAGATGGTTTTTATACCACAGATGATTTCACAGTAGCATTAAAAGATAGAGTACCTACTAAAGGTTTGGTACACCAACTAGATAATTCTGGTAAAACTAGGGTAGTTTATAAAACAACTGAACTACAACCAGTTAAATTCTTTGATGCTGATCAGAAATTTTCTGCAGATGATCTGGATAGTCCTGAAGTAAAGATATTTAAAAAGATAAGTGTCTATGATTACAACCTAGATGATATGGTCCCCTTATGGCCTGAGTCAGGTAGTATCACTTATACTGAACTTGTTGATCGTATTAAAGATAGTACATTATACCCTAGAGAAGAAGTTACTCCTTTATTAAATAATATAGATATTAGCTTACAAGAGTTAGGATATGGCGGTCTTACCTATAAAGGAAGTATTATAGCTCCTGAAGGTATGAAGCTAAGTAGAGAACATCAAGTAAAAGTTTACTGGGAACCTGAAACACAGATTGAATTATCTCGTATAGATCCTGACGGAGGATTTGAATTAGGAGGAGGAGGTCCAGATGCTCCACCTGATGCTGGTCGTACAGCTAAGATCCAAGAGTTAGAAGAACTTGCAGATGCTAATGCTAACGCAGCTGGTGATCCTTGGATAGACGATTTAGGTAATAGTGCTGAGACTGCTGGTAAAGAAGCCTCACCTACACCAGATCGTAATCCTAATAAGTTTACTGACAGTGAAAAAACTGTATTACCTGATGATTCTAGAACTCTAAAAGCTAAGGTAACTAATATTATTGGTGAAAACCTTGAGAGAAGAAAACGTACAGGAAAGATTGGATCTGACAGTATGTTGTTAAATGAACGTCAGATAAGACGTTTAAGCCAAGGTAATCCAGAAATGCGTGAGCATATTATCAAGATTTCTGAAGCAGTTGCTGATCAAGTTTTTGAATCAACTCAAAACAGTTATAATTATAAAGACGTTCAGAACCTATTTATTGAACAAGCTGCTGAGATGCATAGTCGTCTAGAAGTAGATGGTGCTAAAGGTTTAAGAGATTATTTCTTAAAAAACGAGAAAGATAAATTCACCTTTATGTATGAAGGTACAGAAGTAGTTACAGGTACTGCATCACAGAAAGTAGCTTTAGAGATACTTATAAATACTTTAAGTAAAAAAGCTGCTCTTACTGCTGAAGGTTCTTTAGATTTGCCTAATGGTGTTTCAAAGCAACGTGCACTGACAAAAACTAACGAAGCTTTACAAGTAGCTATGTTAGAGTATAAGAAGATTAGTTATATGATGGGTAGTGAGTTTGCAAAGCTAGGTGCAGGTACAGAACTATTACCAGCAGATGCTAAACGTAAAATCACAAAAGATTTAAAAGAAATCGAACTAGAGCAAAAGCAGTACAACGATGAAATTACTAGATTAATTGAGGCTAATGAACCTCAAATGCTAAAAGATCTTGCTGAGTTACATGCTTATACTAACGGTGATGTACGTACAATGCATGACTTAACAGAGTATATTAGAGCTGCAGTAACTGGTGGACGCTTTAGAGGAAAGAATATTAGAGCACGCTGGCGTACTGAAGCTGCTACAGCTATGTATAATTCTATCTTAAGTGGACCTGCAACACCTGCAAGAGCTATCGTTGGTACTAATTTTATTGGTATCTTACGTCCTTTCCAAGAGTATCTTGGTGGTATGGTGACAGGTAGTAAACAAGATATGGTTGTAGCTACAGCACAGATTAACGCTTTAGGTGAAGCATGGGCTGAAGGTATTAGACTATTTAAACATAACTGGGATCAAGGTCTTGCAAAGAAACCACAAAGTTATCAAGGTAAGTTTGATCTTGAGAAAGATGCTACTGAATGGAAAAGGTTATATGAATTTAACCAACGATACGGTACTGATAATGAGAAAACAGCTTATGGTATTACTAATTGGTTTGTTGATTTTAACCAATCCCCGTGGTTGAAATACCCACAAATCTTAATGGGATCTGGTGATGCTATGGCTAGAACCATTATAGGTAGATATCAAATGCGACTACAAGCTGCAACGGATGCTATTGCGTCTGGTGTTGATTTAGATGATGTAGCTGGTATTGCTGCTAAACAAGATGATATTTTTAGGAAGAAAATTTTCCGAAAAAATAAAATGGACATGTGGGTAGTACGTGATAAAGCAGCTAAAATGGCTGGTGATGAAACGGCTTTAACCACTCCTTTACGAGGATCTTTAGAAGGTTTAGAGAAGCTAAGGAACATAACAGGGATGAGACACTTCTTCCCATTTGTGCGTACAGGTGCTAATGCTTTGGATTTAACATGGCAACATACTCCAATATTGGCACAATTTCACGGTAAATGGCGTGATATAATGAATGGTGATCCTCAGTTGTTATTCAAAAAGTATGGTATTAGAGAACAGGATATACCACAGGCTCAAGCTTTAATGAGAGGTAGAGTAGCTTCTGGTACTGCAATTATGGGTATAACTGCCATAATGGCTATGTCAGGTAATATAACAGGTACTTTGCCTCAAGATAAAGAGACAAGAGATCTATGGAGAATCACTGGTAAAAAACCTATGTCTATCAAAATTGGTAATACATATGTATCATATCAGAATTTTGAACCATATAATACACTCATGGCTGCTACTGCTAATGTTCTAAACTACCAGCATGTTCTAGGGGAAGACCTTAGAGATGATATGCTTGAGAAGATACGCTTTATGTTTGCCGCTGTATTAGTAGATAAGAGTATGTTAGCTGGTGTTAGTGATCTAGCTGAAGTCTTTAGTGGTAATACTAGCCAAGAACAGTTACTTAGGATAACTGCGAAAATGGCTAGATCACAGTTTGCCCCTTACGCTGGTTTAAGCCGCCAATTAGGTGATATCATGGATGCTAACCAAAGAGAAGCACGGGGTTTCCTTGAAACTATGTTTAAGCAAGATTTGATTTTTAAGAACGCATTACCTAAAAAGTATGATATTTTAAATAAAGATCGTAGTGGAAAAGAGTTCAGGGCTGACCAAACAAACCCCTTAATGAAGACCTTTAATATGCTGAGTACAGTTCCTATTACTTGGACTGATGGAGACAAAGTTAAGGAGAATCTAAGGATAATGCAATATAACTTACCTGAAGTCATGCGACAATGGAAAGGTATTGATCTAACATCTAAAGAAATATCTCAGTTACAGTTAATCATGTCACAAGGTGATTTAAGAAAGCGTTTAGAAAGGTTGATGCGTAAAGGTGGAAGGTGGGAAAAAGGTTTAAAAGAATATAGAAGATTAGGTTTAACATCTAGATCTGGTTTTAGATTACAAGAGCAAGAGTTTTATCTGGATGTTCATAAAATATTTATGAGTGAAAAGAAAAAAGCTCTCCTAATACTGCGTAGTCAAAACCCAGCACTTTATGATAAGGTGAAAGATAGACAATACCGTAAAGGACATAGTAAATACGGTAATTATGATACGATAGAAAAGATACTCGCTATTCCAAAATAGGCACCGATCCTATACATTGATTATCAATGGCAGTAAAAACTAAACATACATTCGCAGCTGCTAACGGTAGTACAAAAACCTTTAGCGGTCACGGAATCGAACTGAATAACTTAGATGATCTTGATGTATATGTAACATTGTCAGGTGGGACTAGAGTATTAATGTCACGCTCAGCGTCAGACACTACTTCTACTAGCTCCCATCCACAATATAACGATACAACTGGATTATATTTCCCTCCCGTAGCGGTGGGTACACAACTTTATAACTATCAATTATCCGCAGCCAACGATACAATTACGTTTAACCAGAATATACCTAACCAAAGTGTAGTTACAGTAGAGCGTAGAACTAGAGATGGGTCTGGACAATATACAACCTTTGCTGGAGGTAGTACTCTTAGGCATACTGACTTAAACAGAGCTAATAAAGAGTCTAATTTTACAGCACAAGAAGCTAGAAACAAAGCTTTTACTTTAGAAAAAACCGTTCGTATCTTTGATGTAGCTAGTCCTGACTCTGATCGGACTATTACATTACCAAATACTACTGGTACTGTAGTAACAACTGGTGATACAGGTACGGTAACTTCAGCAATGATAGCTGATGGTACTATTCAAGCTGGAGATATAGCAACTGGAGCGTTAGATGGTAGATATTTCACAGAAACAGAGTCTGATGCTAGATATTTTAGACAAGATTCTACAGAAACTATAGCAAGTGGAGATACTTGGAGTGGTGGTGATACTAAAATTGCCACAACAGGGGCTATAGATGCCCGTCTGCTTGATGTGATTGAAGATGTAGGTGGTTTCGTACCTGTAGCAAATGAAACATCTTTTCCAGCTGCTAACCCTGATGTTAATAATGGTGCTGGGACTGTTGTTTCTGTTAAAGCAGTATCAACAACTCTATCGAAAGGCTCTGGTACAGTAACTATTACTAATGGAGCAGGGACTGGCAATACTGTAACTCTTACAGGTGTAACAGAAAACATCCCTCAAGGATTTGGAATGATTCTTGAGACTACAACTACACTACATACTTATACGTTTCACAGGCTAACTGCACCTGCAACTGAGGTGCATAATGTTTCTACAAATGTATCGAATATAACGTCAGCAGTTGCTAATGCAACGAATATAAATGCAGCAGTTGCTAACGCAGCAAATATAACTGCTGTAGCAAATAATAAAGATAATATAAACACTGTTGCTGGACAGATAACTCTTGCAGAAGATCTAGGTTCTATTGCTAATGCAGTACAGACTTGGACAGGAAATGATATTAATACTGTTGCCGATAGTATTGATGATGTTAAAAGGTATGCAGAAGAATATAAGATAGCAGCTAGTGCCCCTAGTGGTGCTACTGCAGGTGATTTATGGTACGATACAGGTGCTAATAAATTAAAAGTTTACAGTAGTAATGCTTGGGCATCAGTTGGTCAAGGTGATTTTATTGTAAACGACTCCGCAAAAACCACAGGATCTCTTGTCTATTATGACGGATCTGAATTTAAAGCCGATACCACCACTACAAAATCATCATTAGTTATCGGAGGTAACTTTTAAAAATGGCTACAATTAGATTAAAAAAACGTGCTTCTAGTGGTTCAGCTGGAGCACCAAGTTCATTGGCTCCATCCGAAGTTGCCTTTAACGAAGCAGATAAGGTATTATATTATGGATATGGAGATGCAGGTGACGGTACTTCTTCCTCTATTATTTCAGTAGCTGGTGAAGGTGCTGTTATGCACCTTGGTAATGTCAACCAAACAGCAGCAGGTAATAAAACCTTTAGTGGAAATGTTGTTGTTTCTGGTAATTTTACAGTTAATGGTACTACATCAACACTAAATACAACTAACTCAGTTGTAAAAGATACTTTAATAGAGCTTGGTAACGGTACGTCAGGTACTCCAGCTAATGACGCTGGTTTGGTAATTGAACGTGGAAGTTCCAATAATGCCTTTATGGGTTGGGATGAATCACTTGATCAATTCCATCTAGGTACAGGTACTTTTACTGGAGCTAGTACAGGGAATCTATCTATCACTACAGGGACGCTTAAAGCTAACCTTGTTGGAAACGTAACAGGTAACACTTCTGGATCTGCTGGCAGTTTTACAGCTGGTAGTGCATCTAACCTCAACAGTGGTACTATTCCAAACGCTAGGATAGCTGACGATTCTATCACAGAAGCTCAGTTAGATATACATAACACTCCTACTACTAACTACATTTTAAAATATACCTCTAATGGTATGGAATGGGCTGCACAGGGTGCGGGTGGAGATGTCAACCAAAACGCTTTCTCTAATATTGCTGTTAGTGGTCAATCAACAGTAGCAGCGGATAGTACTACAGATACTCTTACCCTTGTTGCAGGTAGTAACGTAACTATAACTACTAACGCTAGTGGTGATTCAGTTACTATTGCTTCCACAGATACTAACACTACGTATTCTGTAGGCGATGGCGGTTTAACTCAAAACAACTTTACTAATACTTTAAAGTCTAAATTAGATGGTATAGCAACCAGTGCTATTGCAGATATTGTTAATGATACTTCACCTCAACTTGGTGGTAACTTAGATGTTCAGACTAGAGAAGTTACAACATCAACATCGAACGGTAATGTAAAGATTTCACCAAATGGAACAGGTGTACTTGAAGTAAAAGGAGATACTAATGCTGCAGCAATACAGCTTAATTGTGAAAATAATAGTCATGGTATAAAGTTAAAGTCTCCTGCTCATAGTGCAGGTGCTAATTATACGCTTACTTTTCCTAACTCAATCACAAACGGTCAGTTTTTAAAGACTGATGGATCTGGAAACCTTAGTTGGGCTGCTGTTGATTTAACAGCTTTAAGTGCTAGTAACTTGACATCTGGTACGGTACCAACAGCAAGGATTCCAACTTTAAACCAAAACACTACAGGCTCAGCTGCAACATTAACAACAGCTAGAACTATTGCAGGTGTTTCATTTAATGGTTCTGCAAATATATCTCTTAATAACAACGCTATTACTAACGGTGCTGGGTATGTAACCTCTTCTATAATTAACGCACTTAGTGCAAGTAATTTATCATCTGGTACAATTCCATCAGCTCGTGTAGGTACAGTTGATGGAGGAACCTTCTAA